GTTTACTACTAAAGATTCACCTGAAGAGCCTAACACTCAGACAACTCTTTAATCATCACCATTATGGTAACAGTAAAGTTTCATACCTAAAGTAATAAACTAAAGTGATAATCATTATAGTTATCAACGAAAGTAAAAACCTTAAGTAGGAACTTTATTTAACATTTATGTTCAATGTTAAGTTATCTAAGATTAGTCTTAAGTTAGGTTCTATTTTAGAACAGCTAGAAGGATTAGTCTATGAGACCTGATGATAAACGAAGATTAAATAAAGGTAACCCTAAGTTAGTTAAGGGTGTGTCTTTAAACCCTGCAGGGAGACCTAAGGGTAGTGTCAATAAATATACTGCCTTAAGTAGAGAGTTAATGTCTACTAAGGGACCAGAGATTGTAGAGAAGGTCATTGAGATGGCTTTAGAAGGTGACCGTACTTGTCTTAAGATGTGTATGGATAGAATCTTACCTACAACTAAAGCAGTAGAGTTAAGGTCTTCAGAAGGTAGCGGTAAGGTAGTCATCAATATTGGTGGTCTGGAAGCTAAGGTCATTGAGGCTGAAGAAGTAGCACCACTAGAGTATGCAGAAGGTGTCATCATTGAGGATACTCAGTTAGATGAGAAGGTAGTGAACATAGGTGGCTGAACTAGATGTTAAACTACACCCTGCACAGCTAGAGATATTTAACTCTACAGCTAGATTTAAAGTAGTATCAGCAGGAAGAAGATTTGGTAAGTCTAGGCTAGCAGCTTGGATACTAATCATTAAAGCTCTACAGTCTGAAGAGAAGGATGTATTCTATATTGGTCCTACCTTCCAACAGGCTAAAGATATTATGTGGGGTATGCTCAAGGAATTACTATTAGGTACTGACTTGATAGCTACCACACACGAGAATACAGCTACTATGACATTAGTCAACGGTAGGAAGATTAGTCTCAAAGGTTCAGATAGACCAGATACCCTAAGGGGTGTAGGTCTAGCTTACGTAGTTCTAGATGAGTATGCCTCTATGAAAGTAGAAGTATGGGAACAAATCATCAGACCTACACTAGCAGATGTAAAGGGTGGTGCTATGTTTATTGGTACCCCAGCAGGTAAGAACCACTTCTATGAGTTGTGGTTAGATGCTAATAAAGAAGAGAATGAAGATTGGGAAGCATTCCAATATAACTCTACAGACAATCCTTTGATTGACCCTGAAGAGATTGAGACTGCTAAGAATACTATGTCTACCCAAGCCTTCAGGCAGGAGTTCGAGGCTAGCTTTGTGTCATTTACTGGTGGTATCTTTAAGTCAGAATGGATTGTTACTGATGATGAAGAACCTGAAGATGGTAACTTCGTTATGGCAGTTGACCCAGCAGGTTATGAAAATGTGGAGAAGGAACGTGGTATTAAAGGCTCTAAATTGGATGAAACAGCAATTGCTATCGTTAAAATCGATGGTGACCATTGGTGGGTTAAATCTATACTTCACGGTCGTTGGTCCATTAAAGAGACCGCTAAGAAGATTTTATCGTCAGCTATTGACAATGAAGTCACGACTGTAGGTATTGAGGCAGGAGCACTTAAGAATGCTATCTTACCTTATCTAGAAGATGAGATGAGAGTACAAGGTAGATGGGTACCTATTACTGATGTAACTCACGGTGGTAAGAAGAAAGTAGATAGAATTACCTGGTCCTTACAAGGTAGACTAGAACACGGGAAGATTACATTTAATCCTGACCCTAGATACATTAAGGACTTAGAGACACAATTGATTGAGTTCCCTACTAGAGGAACACACGATGATATTATAGATGCCTTGTCTTATATAGACCAGGTGAGTGTTGCAGACTTTATGCACACTATTGAATTAGATGATGATTGGGAACCTTATGATGATGTTAGTGGATATTAATAACGATGAACTATAACGATGAAAGAGATTACCAAGCATTAGCTGGCTGGTTAGCTACGAGATTAGACCAATGGCGTAATCATAGAGATACTAACTACTTATCTAAGTGGGATGAATACTACCGTCTATGGAGAGGTATTTGGTCTACAGAAGACCAGGTACGTAAATCAGAGAAGTCTAGATTAATCTCTCCTGCACTACAACAAGCAGTAGAATCCTCAGTCGCAGAGATTGAAGAAGCTACATTCGGTAGGGGTAAGTGGTTCGATATTAAGGATGACCACTTAGATAAAGATAAGAAAGATGCGGAACTAATCCGTAACTTACTACAAGAAGACTTAGAGATGTCTGGAGCTAAAGATGCTCTATGTGAAGTATTCTTAAATGGTGCCATCTATGGTACTGGTATCGGTAAGATTATCACTGAAGAGAAGATTACTAGGAAGCCAGCTGAGGTTCCTGTAGAAGGAACATTAACTACAGCTAGAGAATTAACAGAAGAGACAAGTGTAGAAGTAAGGATAGAAGCTATCTCACCTAAGGAGTTCTTAATTGACCCTGCGGCTGAGTCTATCGATGAGGCATTAGGCGTAGCTCACGAGGTATATAAGCCACGTTATATTCTATCTGAAGGGATGGCTAAGGGTGTCTATAGAAATGTAGATATTGAGGCAGATACAAACATCGTACAGATAGGTTTCGACCCTGAGTATTCTACTAGAGATGCTGGTGACCAGATTAAGATTACTGAGTATTGGGGTAAGGTACCTAAGAAATTCTTAAACAAGAAAGAAGCTAATGATGACTTCGAGTATGATGAAGATGAACTAGTTGAAGCTGTAGTTACTATAGCTAATGACCAGTATGTCTTACGTGCTGAAGAGAATCCATTTATGATGGAAGATAGACCTTTCATTAGTTACCAACACGATTTAGTACCTAGTAAGTTCTGGGGTAGAGGTATCTGTGAGAAAGGATACAACCCTCAGAAAGCATTAGATGCAGAGATGAGAGCAAGAATCGATAACTTAGCCTTAACTACTACTCCTATGATGGCAGCAGATGCTACCCGTCTACCTAGAGGATTGAAGTTAGAGGTTAGACCTGGTAAGACTATCCTTACTAATGGTGACCCTAGACAGTCTATTATGCCTTTGACTCTAGGCTCTCCTAATCCTAATAATGATGCACAGGTCGCTCTACTACAGAATATGATTCAGATGGGCACTGGTTCTTCTGACTCTACTGCAGCTCCTGATAGAGCAACTAGCTCTGGTATGTCTATGATGCAATCAGCATCTATCAAAAGACAGAAGCGTACACTGATGAACTTCCAGAATACATTCTTAATCCCTATGATTAATAAGACTATGTGGAGAAAGATTCAATTTGATGTAGAGAGATATCCAGTATCAGACTATAAGTTTGTACCTTACTCTACTATGGGTATTATGGCTAAAGAATTAGAGATGCAACAGATGGTCTCTATGTTACAGTCAGTACCTAAAGACTCACCAGCCTTCAATATATTAATGTTGGCAGTATTCCAAAATTCAAGTATTCATAATAGAGACCAGTTAGTCAACGCTTTGATGGAAGGTATGAAGCCTAATCCTCAAGCACAGCAGATGCAACAGATGCAACAGCAGATGACTATGGAACAAGCTAAGGCTGACATTATGAAGACACAAGCTGAAGCACAAGAAGAACAAGCTAAGGCAATGCTACACGCAGCTAAAGCACAGCAAGAACAGCCTAATGATTTAGATATACAAGAACGCTTAGTTAAGCTACAGAAAGAACTAGGAGCTATGGATAAAGTAGCTGCTGAGACTGAGAATAAGAGAGCAGATACGATGCGTAAGATTCCTGAGATTGAACATCTTCAGTCAGAGACAAAACTAAACTATGCTAACGCATCACGTACACAGAGTGTTCAGTGATATCACAAGAAGATAATAAATTTTACCACGATAGATTATATCTAACAGAGCAGGACGGATGGAGAGACTTAGTTGCAGAACTAAAGAATCTTGAAGACGTTACTGGGCATCTAGATAGAGTGGAGAACGAGAAAGACCTTTGGTTCGCTAAGGGTCAGTTGTCAATCCTAAGACAAGTAATTGGATTAGAGGATACAACTAAAGCAGCGATGGAAGAATTAGACCTTTAGTCTAACCCCGTCATTTAATATAGAACCCCCATAATCCAGAAATGGACGGAGACCTAAGATATGAGTAATATAGTAGTAGAGGACACTGTAAGTCCTACAGAAGCAGCAACAACAAAAGAGCCAACAACAGACGTAATGACGGAGACATCACCAGAGGTAAATGCGGAAGCAACACCCGAGGAATATCAAGTACCTGATAAGTTTGCTGGTAAAAGCACAGAAGACATAATCAATAGTTATCAGAACCTCGAAAAGGAAATGGGACGTAAGTCTCAGGAAGTTGGAGAGTTAAGAAAGCTATCAGATAGTTTCCTGCAAGCTGAAGTAGCACGACAGTCACACCCTCCACAAGATAATTCCTCAGATATATATGAGGAACAAGGTACGGATTTCTACGATGACCCAGGTAAAGCGGTAAATCAAGCGATAGAGAACCACCCTAAGTTCCAGCAGTTCCAACAGTTCCAACAGGAGCAGGCACAGTCTGCTGCTAAGGTTCAGTTAGAACACACCCACCCTGATTTTGGTGACGTAGTAAAAGATACTAAGTTCCAAGATTGGGTTAAAGGTAGTCCGATTCGTATGCAGATGTTTCAAGCAGCGGACTCTTATAACTATGATGCAGCTAATGAGCTACTCTCTAATTGGAAGGACCGTTCTATGGTCTCGAAGACACAGGAAGTAACACAGCAGCAAGCAGTAGATAGAGAGTCTAAACTTAAAGTAGCTACTACAGAGTCTAGGAGTGCTTCGGGTTCAGCAGGAGGAAAGTCGTTCAGAAGAGCTGACCTAATCCGAATGAAAATGGAAGACCCTAACAAATATGAGTCACTTCAAGATGTAATCTATGAGGCTTATTCTAATGGAAGGGTCACTTAAATACTATGCTATTGTCCTCATTACATTTTGTAGTGGGGCGTAATCTAAAGGAGAATATAAAATGGCAAATATGACTAATGGTGCGTATCACGCATCGACAAACCCAGGCGCAGTTGGTGCATTCATTCCAGAAATCTGGTCTGATGAGGTAATTGCAACTTACAAAGGCAACCTAGTTGCTGCTAACCTAGTACGTAACATCAGCCACGCTGGTAAGAAAGGTGATTCAATTCACATTCCTACTCCTGGTCGTAGTACGGCTAACCAAAAAGTAATCAATACTGACGTAACTGCTAACACAGATAATGCTGGTACTGAGACTGTAACGATTGACCAACACTACGAATACTCAATGTATATTGAAGACTTCGCTGAGTTGCAAGCTCTTAACTCTATGCGTAAGTTCTACACGGACGATGCAGGTTTTGCTCTAGCTTCTAATGTTGATTCTAAAATCATCACAGACTTAGATGGTGCTTCTGCACTAACTGGTGGTAACTCAGTATTAACTGGTGTTACTAACTGGGATACTTCAATCCTAGCAGCTATCGAAGTGTTGAATGATAGTAACGTACCTGTAGATGGTCGTTCACTAATCGTGACACCTTCTTGTATGACTGCACTAATGTCAACTGACCGCTTTACAGAGCAACAGTTCATTGGTGATGGTAATGCAATCAAGACTGGTAAGATTGGTTCTATCTATGGTGTACCTGTATTTATGTCTACGCAAGTGGGCACAGGTTCAACAGAGAAAGCTTTCTTGTTCCAAAAGGATGCACACGTATTGGCTACACAACAGTCTATCCGTACGCAGACTCAGTACAAGCAAGAGAAACTAGCTGACTTATTTACTGCAGATACCATTTATGGTTCTAAAGTAGTTCGTCCTGGTTCAATCCAAGAATTAACTTCGTAGTAAGTTGATTTAACTCTAGCCCTTCTTCGGAGGGGCTTTTGTTAAGTTAATTAGTAGGAGGTGATTGTGAAGTTATCTAGAAGAAAGAGATTAGCATTAGCAGTATTAGCTATGCGTAGAAGATTAAAAACCCCATAGGAGTATAGAGAATGTCGATAGATAGAGGCTTTGGAATTGCCACAAGTTCCGTACTAGCGGATAGTTATGACTTAGATGCTTTAATATCAGATACAGAAGCAGCTAAAGTAGCAGCTCTAGCAGCTCAAGCAGCAGCAGAGACAGCAGAAACTGCTGTAGCAGCGGATTTAGCGTTAACTAACCAAGACACTTTAGATACAGCCGCTGACGTAGTGCTAACTAATGCTGACGTAGTTACAGCCGAAGCATCTAAAGTAGCCGCAGTGAATGCTCAGACAGCCGCAGAAGCAGCTTATGACTCCTTTGATGACCGCTACCTAGGTTCTAAGACAGCAGACCCTACCTTAGATAATGATGGCTCTGCCCTAATCACGGGTGCTTTATACTTCAATAGCTCTAGTAGTGTTATGAAAGTCTATAATGGCACTGCTTGGGTTGCTGCGTATGCTTCGTTAGCAGGTTCTTTACTTGTTGCCAATAACCTAAGTGATGTAGCCAGTGCTGCAACAGCACGTACTAACTTAGGTGTCCTGCCTCTAGCTGGTGGAGCCTTAACAGGTGCAGTAACTACTAACTCTACCTTTGATGGTCGTGATGTATCTGTAGATGGTGCTAAGTTAGATGGTATCGAAGCAGGTGCTACAGCAGACCAAACTGCTTCACAGATAACTGCTTTAGGTATTGCAGCTACTAGCGTTACAGGTAGTCAGGCTTCAGCTATAATAGCTAACACAGCTAAAGTAACTAACTCTACCTCTGCCTCAGACCTAACCTCTGGCACACTACCTGATGGTAGATTCCCAGCTACATTGCCAGCAATTAGCGGTGCTAACCTAACCAACATACCCACTGATATTGATGGGTTGAGTGATGGTTCAAGAGCAGGCACAAATTTAGGTTTAGGTGTATTAGCGGTAGATGGGACTACATCTGGCACTAATAATGTGGGAGTAGGGCAAAGTGCTTTAACCGCTACCTCAACAGGAGGTTGGAATACGAGTTTAGGCAACATAACTCTACTTAATAATATTAGCGGCTCTAATAACACTGCTATAGGTTACAAAGGATTGTGGTTTAACACAGCTAATAATAACACAGCTCTTGGTTTTTATTCACTAGCCTTAAACACTACAGGCACTAATAATACAGCGTCAGGTTATAGCTCCTTATATAGTTGCACCTCGGGGTCTAGTAATACGGGGTTAGGTGCGGAGTCTCTATTTGGTACGACCACAGGTACTAAGAACATTGGAGTAGGCTATGGTGCAGGGATGCACATCACTACTGGCTCTAACAACACTATAATTGGTGACTACGCTGGTACTACTACTCTAGCTGATACCGTAGTCATTGCAGCTGGTACTACTGAACGTATTAAAGTAGATGCTAGTGGCTTATCTATTAATGGTACAGCTTTCTCTACTGGTGGCTTAGGTAATGTTGTAGAAGATACTACACCTCAGTTAGGTGGTAACTTAGATACTCAAACATTCACAGTAGATGGTAGAGATGTATCTGTAGATGGTGCTAAGTTAGATGGTATAGCTACTTCAGCTAATAACTACACCCATCCAGCTAATCACGCTATTTCAGTTATTACAGGTTTACAAACAGCCTTAGATGGTAAGGTAGATGATTCTCAGGTTCTAACTGACGTACCTTCAGGTGCTGTGTTTACTGATACTACCTACTCTGTAGGTGATGGTGGCTTAACACAGATTAACTTTACTTCAGCTGATAATACTAAGTTAGATAATATTGAAGCCAATGCTACAGCAGACCAAACAGCAGGTGAGATTGAGGCTATTGTTAATCACGATAACCTTGTTGGCTTCGTAGCTGATGAACACATTGATTGGTCATTAACCAATGTAGCTAATATCCACGCTGATAACTATACAGATACTGTTTATGCTCACCCTACAGGTGCAGGTAATCTACACGTTCCAACAGCAGGTACAGTTGGTCAGGTATTGACTAACACTGCTAGTGGTACTGGTACTTGGCAGGATGCTGCTAGTGGAACGCCAGAGGGTACATCAATTTTATCTACGGGTGAAACTGGTGGTACTAAAT